AAATAATCAATTTCGGTTTCTGATAATTTATCAATGTCAAGAAAAAACTTATTCATTATTCTGTTTTTTTGCTGTTTTATTGCATAGTCTATTGATTCGTATATCCATTTTGTCGCGTTATCCGTTAGAGTTGATTTCGCAGCAATGTCAGTTAATTTCAAATCCTGTACTGTTATCATAATTCTTCAACTCCTTGATAATTGTTCGCAATTCTATTGTTTATAGCAACTTGATTGAAATCTAATTTTTGGAAAACGGGATTTCTTAATACTACTCTTTTTACTCCAGCTATTTTTAATCTTTTAATTAATTCATCCGGGTTTATATCCTTGCCTATTTTCTCTTTTTGCCAGTTAACATACTCTTGCACTGTCTTATCTACGTTAGATTTTATAACATTTACGAGAGTTTCATTATCCTTTTCGATATAGTAGTCAAAATCTACAGAATAATTAACTTTATTCGGCTCTTTAATATTCACTTTATCAGTTAAAGGTCTTATATTCTCTTCATTTAATACATTTTTTACTTTCTCTTTCAACTCTTGACTTACTGTACCGCTAACAGTCCAAATATAAACGTCTACATTGGTTGCAGATGGAGAATGAACTTTGACATCTATGATATCGGTACTGGCTGTTTTAGTCCAGAATATATAAGCTCCCGAACTTCCTGCCGTTGTGAAGCTCTCGGGAATTTCTCTTATTCTTTCTCTGTAACTCTCGTCTGGTTCTTCACTTGTTCCAGAATTACTTTCAGTAATATTTTCAACTTTCTGATAATTCGGATATATATCAACCATATCTTTAATTTGTCCAACTGGAATACCATTTCCAATGATTCCCAATGTGTTGCAAGTAGCTTTTCCGTCAACTGATAAATTTCCTTTTATTATTTTATATTCCTCATCTGTTTCAAAATAAAGTTCATTATATCTAATTCTTGAGCCCTTAGGAATTACTGTATCTGTTGCTTGTACGCTTGAAATATAAAATCTGAATGTTGCCACCGCTGGTTGTTCAAAAAGCCTTTTTCCTCTATTTCCATAAAATTCACCTTTTAAATCCAACCTTTCATCTCTTGCAAATCTTAAATAATTTTGTTTGATATCGTCATTATATTTTTCTTCTAGTAAAGCTAACTGATACGCAACTGTGCTGAAGATTAATGTTTCTGGACTAGCTTCTGTCAAACTTCTTCCGCTAAGTTCCTGAAACTTATTAATCATATCTCTTTTTATTTCCCAAGCATCGCTATCTATTGCCTCGTACTCTTCAAAATCATCCAATGTTTATCACCTCGATTCCAAGCTCAATATCAAAATCATTATTGTGTTTATCTATCATTTTTATTTCTGTAGTTTTTAAAATCGCTCTTGGCTCATATTTCCTGAACATCTCAAGCAACTGTGAAGTTATCCTGTTTTCCACAACATTTATATTTTTATCTATCAAGTCACTGTCAAAGCTAAAATCACGGTTAAGTGGCTGTTCTTCCTTACAAACTCTTAAAAGCATTCCGACATTTGTTATAACTTCCTCAACATAATTTTTTGGAGCATAATTTATTTCCTGATTAGATGAAACATGTATCATTATTTACCTCCAATCTGATTCCTTAAAAAATTCATTAGTATATCTCTATCTGTTTTATCAAAATTTTTAGCATAATCTATCATTTCATTAACTTTATCTGCCGTAATCATTCCAGCCCTTACTAAATTCATCAGTTCATCAATTTTTGCATCTTTTTTGATTTTTTCAAGCTGACTTAATATTTCGTTTTTCTTTTCCTCTGCGATTTGAATAGCTTTATCCACTTTTTCAAGTGTACTGTCTACTTTATTTTTTACTTTTTCAGCAAATTCCTGTAATTTTGTTTTCTGCTCAATTTCAACATTTACAACTTCCACATTTTCTTCTGTGAGCTTTTCCTGCTCTTTTTTTTGAACTTTTAACTGCTCTATAACTTGATTATATTTTTTAGGATTATCTATATACTCCTTTAATGTCAATTCTAAATTTATATAATCGAATTCAGAAGTTTCTCTGTTGAAATAAGAATTCTTTTCGGTTATATCTGTTATCAAAAATGGAAAAGCTCCAAATGTCTGTCCTCCTAATGTTAAATAGTCATATTCTCCAAATTCCCACATAGTTTTTATTTTGTCCAGTTCTTCCGCTGGCGTTGATTCAGGCGTTAAAGATGAAACTAGAGAAATACCAAAACTCACTTCCGTTAATTCTCTCCCTTGATGTCTTAGCATACCAGGACCGTATATTGCTATATGTTCGGATATTTTCGACTTATATGACCTGTTTATTTGGTTGTTAATTGAAAACACTTTTTTATCAGATACTTCAAATATTATATCTCCAAGACTTCCTATCATTGCGGACCTCCAGTCATATCGCCACCAGCAGTAACTCCATCGTGTTTATGTGTATTAAGATTAATGCTTCCGCCAGTTTTTGTAGTTCCGCTGACTTCCAAATCTCCGTTAATCACAATTTTTTTAATATTCAAAGTCAATGTGTTTTTATCATAGCTCCAGTTTCCGCCATCAGAAAAAGTCCTTTTCACTTCAGTTTTACTTCCAGAACTCCCACGCATAGGACAGCCAAGCACTACTCCCTGTTCAGGCATTTCTGAAAAGAATAGGCAATAGACAGTTTGCCCTACTTCAAGCATATAATTGTCGCTATGACTCTCTGAAAATGGAACTAATAAATTAAGCCAGTCTGTTGTTTTATCGTCATCGCCTTTTAACAGCACTCTTACTTTTCCAGTTTTTGAATCTATCGTACTCACTTCTCCTGCTTTTAATGTTTCAATCAATTTAACCACCTGCCTTATCACTTTTTTTGTAACAAAAAAATCACAGCTAAATTAATAACTGTGATTATTTCAAAAATTTAAAAACTTGGTACATTGATTTTTTTAACTTTTCTGTATCTTCTTCATCTAAGGTGTATCTTTTACTCCCATAAATTCTTCTTATGTCAATTTCCCTTATCTTCCTTATTTTTATAAAGGCTTTTTTGTAAGTAGGATTTTGCTGATATTTGGTACAATCTATAGTGAATCCACCTTTATATTTTTTACTTTTTTTCTTGCTAGTCATAGGTGCGACTAACAAAGTTTTGTCCTTATCAGACATTTTTGACAATATTAATCCGTAATGCTTACCTGATAATTCTCCGCCTTTATTTTTTTGAAAATCTACCAGATAAACTCCTAAAACTTCGTATTTCATAGCATCTCCTTTAAAAAAATTAGGCATATCATAAAGATACGCCTGCTGTAGTCCTTAACGAATAAGGCTCTGTTTATCCTAGGAAGTCTTATCCTTAACGAATAAGGCTTTCGACCTATCTCTATAATACTATTTTTAATACAAAAAGTCAACTATTTTTTTTATCACAGTTATTATATTTAATTGTCATTGTCCTATATAAATTTATTTCTTTTTCTTTGATTTGCTTACATTTTTACCTTTTTTACTATTTTTCTTATCTCTAACTTTACCTTTTGTCCTTTTTTTATTACTTTTGCCTTTTCTGCCCTTACCTTTAGATTTAGCCTGTTTTTCAGCTTCTTTTTTTCTTTGCTCCTCTTTTGTTTGTTCAATTGCATTTTGTTCTGCATTTTCCCTTGCTCCGAGCTTCATTGCATTGATTTCGCAGGTGTAATCTCCAGTAATTTCATGTGTTACCTTGTCTATGACATACTTGCCTTCAAATTTCCCCCAGCTCTCATCAAGTCCAATTATCATTCCAGCCAAATATTTTGGGCTTCCGTCAACATTTAAAGTTATCTGGTATTCCTGTTTTAGATTTTCTTTCAATGTCTTTTTTGCAACTTTTTTAGCTGTACTTTTTCCTTTTGTCTTGACTTTTAAGGTTTTTTCTTTTTTGCCCCTACTCTTTTTATTATTCGCCTTGTTTTTCAGATTTTCTTTTGATTCTTTTAAAGATTTTCCTTTTTTTCCACCAGTTTTATTATTATTTCCTTTTTTTTTCATATATTGTTTCACCTGTTATTTTTTCTTTGATTTAGCTTTTTTACTCTTATTTTTCTGTCCTTTATTGCTAGATTTCTTATTTTTAGAAATCTTATTGCCTTTTTTTGATGTTTTTTCTTTGTTTCCTGATGACTTGTTATCTGAACTTTCAGTTGTAAGTTGATTACGTTTTTCAAGATCTTCTTTAGTAATAATTTCTTTTATGACCTTTTTCTTGTCAGGATCATAATATGAAACTTCAACTTTATCATAAATTTCCTTATTTTTCTTTTTCAAACTGAAACTTCTGATTCTTTCATCTTTAACATTAAAAATTTCAATAGTTTCATTTTTTTCCATTTCCTCGTCATCAAAAATAATTATCTTATCATCTGACACTTTCATATTCAGTCCAGTTTCCTTGACAATTCTATTAATAAAAGCCAAATCTGTTTCTTGATTTTGGTCAAGCCTTTCAAAAAATTCATTGTCTGCATATATTTCAGCATTCATCTCGTGCTTATTTGCAATCTGTGTAACAAGCTCCTTCAAAGTGATTTTTTCCCAAGCGACACTATTTTTTTGGTCTCTAATATTCTGATCTAACGGCAAGGCTAGGCATTTTAAATTAAGTTTGTTATTCTCAAAAGTTGGCTCATCCACATAAAACGTTCCCAAATCTAAAAAATTAGTTTCATTTCCTATTTCTTCGTGAATACCGACAAGCAATTGAGCATTTTCATCAGGATACCACTCTTTTAGCCAGCGATAATCCAAGTTTTCAAGCTCCATTTCCAAGTCATCTATTGCATTTTTAGAATTGTCAGTGTAATTCAGAGATGAAATAGAATGGGCTATCTCATCAGAAATATCAACCTTGTTAAAAATTACTACAACTCTTATATTTCTAGCAAAAGCCACTTCTATTCACCTCTCTTCCAAGGCGGCAAACTTTCATCATCTTCAACTTCTTCAGAAATTTCAGGAATAATAATAGGAATATTGGCATCGAAAATAGCAATGTCAATTAATCTTAAATTATTTCTTATAAGGTCATGAAAATATCCTTCACTTCCATAAACTTTAAAAGCTATCAAGTCCCAAGTATCTCCTGAAACTGTTCTGTATACTTTTACTTTTGCCATTATCCGAATGCCGTCCTTTCTTTTTTGTTTCTAACTTTTTCCAATGCTCTCATTACCGCTTTTTCAATTGCGTTAGTATCAGCATTTCCATTTACTGTTATACTGATATTGATATTATCTCCACCACTAGGACTTTCACTTCTAAGCCCTGAGATTTTTTCTTTCAAGCTGCTTACTCCAGCTCTGAGATTGCTTCTAGTTTCACGATTATTTAAAATCTGAGTACCACGTGGCAAGTTTAATAACATCTCATGTTCTGCTAAAAAAGCTGGTTTACCAGGCATTTTAATTAATTCAGCTCCACGTTCTGCTACTGTTGTAAGTCCTCCACTCCAGTAGTTAGTTCCTGCTGCATTTTTTCCAAAAAGTCCTCCTATACTTGCTGATATTGGATTGTTTGCAGCAAAACTTTTAATTTGACTCCATTTTTCCTTAAAGTAATTTACTACACCATTAATCGCACTTTTCAATCCAGCAGCAGCGGTGTCAAAAGCACTCTTAATGGCACTCCATACGCTTGTTCCTACTGATTTTATTGTATTCCAAGCACCAGTAAAAAATCCTTGTACTCCGCTAATTCCTGATTTCAACAATCCCCACAAAGTTGTTGCTGCACTTTTGATAGCATTCCACGCAATTATTGCTGCTGATTTAATGGCATTCCAAATCATTCTAAAAAATGGTGCGAGAGGTCTAAAGATAGCTTTAAGTATAGCTACTCTCGCCATAATATTTGCAACAATATAAGCCCAAACAACAATAGCAACAACTTTAATCGCCATCCAAACTACCTTGAAAACAGCACCAAGCGTCATCACAATTCCTTTTATTACTGCAACTGCTCCTATAACTATAGTTTTTATAACATTAAATACAACCATTACGACTACTCTTATTGCAGTAAATGCAGCTTTCCAGAATGCAACTGTAATCTGTATCTGTGTTTTCATAACTATCAATGCGGCTATAATCACAACTTTTATGACTGTACCTATAACAATCAAGACAGGCTTTAAGGAATCAAACATAGGCTTCATTTTTCCAAGTTCTTTAGTTCCTGATGAAAATAATTGACTAAATCCATTTTTTATAGAATCAAATACTCCTTTAAAATGTGGGGCTATCTGTTTTACTCCATTATTAACTCCATTTCTGAACCAGTTCCATTTTGAATACATTAATACAAACGCAGCTACCGCCGCCGCTCCTGCCGCAACATAAGGATTAGTAAGCATTGGTCCTAGTTTTGCCATCGCTGGTCCTAGTTTATTAATAATTGGAAATGCTGTTTTAAGTCCGCCAGTAAAACTTCCAGCTATCTTAAATTTATCAAAAATTAACATTCCTTTCGATATTCCACTAAATAAAGGTGCAAGTCCTTTGGATAATCCGCCAATTCCGATTTTAAAAGCAGCTAATGCTGCAACACTTTTTAAAATATTGGCAGTCAATTGCGGATGTTTTTGGATAAATTGAGCAAATTTTGAAACAAGTGGTCCAAATGAATTAGCAACTTGTACTAAACTCGGACCCAAAGCTGAACCTAAATCGACTGCCATATTTACAATCCTGTTCTTTAAAGTCGAAAAAGCATTCCCCATCGTCTTTAGTCTTTGATTATATTCCTTGTCAACACTTCCTGATGTTTTTGCTATATCATGAGCATTTTTCATATTTTTACTAACTTCATCAATATGTTTTGCCAACTCAGATGCTGATTGAATAGATTCTTTACCAAACAAATCTTTAAGCGTTGCTGCCTGGACATCTTGCGGAAGTTTTTTAATTCTCTGAAAAACGTCAATTAATGTTCCTTCCCCATCTTTCGTCATTCTCTTAGCCACATCTTCTACATCTAATCCTAACGATTTAAAAGCTGCTGCTTGTTTTTTAGTTGCCGATGTTCCAGCCATTAATCCTAATGATATGTTTTTTAATCCAGTTGCTGCAACTTCTGACGGAACTCCAACCGATACCAAACTTGCTCCTAATGCCGCAACACCTTCTTTAGAAATTCCAGCCATTCCACCAAGTCCGGCTACTCTACTCGAAATATCGGCTACCTCTGGTGCTGTAACAGCTACGGTATTTGCTAAGTAATTAATTACATCAGCATATTGCATTACTCCATTTTGATCCAAATTAAGCTGTGCTCTTGTTTTTGCCAAAAAATTTCCTGCTGCTTCCGTATTCATATCAAAAGCTACTTTGATTTTAGCTGCGTCTTTAGCGTATCTTTCAAGTTCATCCGTCTTTATCCCTGCTTGAGCTCCTGCTCCTGCAATTTGAAACAGTTCTACTTGAGATAACGGACTGTTTTCACTAAAATTTCTCATAGCTTTATAAAATCCGTCTTCCATTTTTTTTGAGCTAAAATCAGCAACTTTTTTTAAATCCGCCTGAGCATTTTCTAAATCAACTGCCAATTTAACAGGAACAGTTAAAGCTCCTGCCATTCCCATACCTTGTGTTAGCTGTCTGTCTCCGAACTCTTTAAGTTTTCCGATATTTTCTTGTCTAGATTCATATCTGCCTTGAGCGGCTTTTAATTTGTTCATTTTTTCAATTTCTTTTTCAACTTCCTGAACCTTGCTCCTGTAATTAGATAAGCTGGCACCTTCCGCTTCTATCTTACTTCTTGCAGCTTCAAATACATGCTGTTGCCGTTCTTTTTGTTTATTCAGTTTTCCAACATTTTTTTCAGCTTGTTCTATTTCTTTAGCTAGTTGTTTGTTGCTACTTCCAGTTTTTTCATATTCATCTTTCAGTTTTTGCAAATGTTCAGCAGCTTTTTTGTATTCTGAATTAATTTTATTTAATCCGTCACGAGCCTTGTCCATATTTTGAAATGCTCTTTGTGCTTTTTCCATACTTTTTATTTCTTTTTCGAATTCCTTGACTGACTTTGTTGTATTTTTCAAAGCATTCGCTACTTGACTCATTCCATTTATAGCACCAGCAACGGCTGCTCCCAAAACTATATTTAATTCTAAATTTTTAGCCACGTATACCCTCCTTTCGTTTTATGATAATGACAGCAAGGCAAAACAGTGATTAAAATCCACTGTTTTTTTATTCGTTCTCTTCTTCCTGCCTCGCCTTTTCTTCTTCAATCAATTTATTAGCTCTTTTTATCCAATAATCCAGCTCATCAAATGTGCATTTCATAAGCGTTTCATAACTGATATTCATTTTAAAATAGTTAAGTCCGCCTAGTAAATCTGTGATTAAATCAAGAAAGTCATCTATTATTCCTCTACCGTTGGAGCTTCCTCCTCTAGAGTTCCCCAACCTTTTGCTAAAAAATTCTTAGTTTGATTTACTACTTTCAAGAAGTCTTCAGCACCTAAAATTAATAAATGCCCGTATTTAACCCCTGACGCCTTTTCAGCTACTGTTAGTGCCCAAGCGTCATCAAAATCTTTGAAATTTTCAGCATTTGATTTCATTCTAGCTTTATAGTTTTTAGAACATTCCATTAAATCTGCTCCGTTTAAACCCTCCAGCTTTAAATCTATTTCTTTATATTTTTTACTTCCTAATTCATACTCTTTTGTTAATTTTATAATCATTCCTATCCTCCTAAATATGTCCCAATAGTTTTCTAATAATGTTGTTGTAATCTCCGTTTACACTGGCAATCCCGTTCAATACATCTATGTTAATAATTGTTTTACCATTTATTGTTAATTTGTAATAAGTTATACTCATATCAAATGAGCCTTCAAATTTTTTACCATTTTGAACTTTCGGTCCATCAAATTTGGTAATAAATCCTTTCATTGTAGCATCTACTCCAGTCATTTTGGGTGAATGTGTCATTCTATTTAATTCTTGCAACGCTCCAAGGCATTCAACCTGAATAGAATCGCTATTATTAAAGTTCAGCAATGTATCGTTCATGCTGTCCATTTTTATTTTTGCAGACATTTTTTTATAATGTCCAATTAATGGAGCTTCAAATTCTGCCGCCATTCCTAGCTGTTCCGTTGTTACTGTTGCATATTCGACGTTTGGTAATTCGACTTCTCCAACACCTTCAAGATTGTTTGATCCATTGATGTACAAATCAGCATCTACAATCGCCAAAGGTAATTTTGTCTTTGCCATTTTTTAATTCCTCCTATTTTCCTAAGCTATTTGCGAACTCCGTTAATGCGTCCACATCATATTTTTTCTTGAATGTTGCCGATTTCATCCCTGGAATTACTCCTAATTTAATAATCCAAGTAATATCACCGTTCATAACATTAATTGCGTCGTTATCTTCACTTGATAAAGCCGCACTTGCACTTAACAAATCGTTTCTAGCTACAATAGCATTCAATCTAATATTCATTGATTTTGTTACTGTTTCAGCTAATTTTTTAGAGAATGTTTTATCCACTTTATCAAAAAGACTTATAACCAGCTCGTTTCCTATATACTTAAACATTCTACGAGTATTTATGAATTTGTCTTTCGGATCTGTTGCCATTGGATTAAGTGCAGTTTCAGTCCCCCAACAACGCCAGCCTTTGAAATTAATAGCTGTTACTACTCCGTTCTTGTTTAAAAAGTTAGCCTGCTGCTCCTTATCTAAAATTATTTCCTCAAGTTTTCCGTTTGTATTTTTCCAATACAAACTGTCACATTTATATGCAAAATTAGACGGCACCTGTGAAGGTGCTCCATTTTTTTCGTTATCCACTGATAATGATAATGCACCATATTGAATAGACTGTATATATTTTTTACCAGCTAATCCCAATGTTCCGTATAACACAATTTGGTCATTTCCGTTAACGTTATTATCATCTTTCCATTTTGGAATTTGGTCATAAGGCTTATCAATCGGTGCATTAATCAACGCAACCGCTTCAAACATATTCCCATTTATGTTTTTAGCTTTTGTTTGCATAATAGCCGCAACTTCGCTATCACTTGAAAAATCAGGAATATCAATGAACGCTGGTAATTCAGAATATTTCAAGTAAACTTCGTCTAATAATTCTAACCCAGCTCTTTTCATTGTTGAAATATCATATCCGCCCAAAGCCTGTGCTTTTGTTACTTTTGACAAGTCAATTTCTTCATATTCAATATCAATTTTAGTTCCATTTGACGGCTTTGCATATATTTCAATCCCTTCATCCGTCCACATTGTTACAGCGTCGGAAATAACTTGCGATGTTGTATTTTCTTTAACTACTAATGTGTCTATTATTATTTTGTGGTTCGGAATAACAACTTTACCATTTGTTAAACTCAAATCGTTTTGAGTTTTTTTAGCTGTTTTATGTTTTTCGATATCCAGGATATTCACAACATAAAGCGGTGCTACCTTATACAACTCAAAAAACACCTTTATAGCCTGTGAAATTGAAAAATCCAAGTCGTAAGTGTCCCCGAAATACTGGATAGCTTCTTTATAAGTTCCTAATCTTACAATCTCATTCACTCTTCTGTTTTCTTTTTTTACTTTATTCATCGGTGCAGTCCCCACAATAAAATGCCCATAATCCAGCACTATCGGTAGTGATATGTCACTCGAAGTCTCAGTTTGATAAGTTCCATGTTTATACCCCATTATTCAGCCTCCTCTCTTATTTGATCCTTGATTTGCTGCGTTACAGTTTCAAGTAATTTTTCATTTTTTAACGTCTCACTAACTTGATTAATATCCACCAAAGTTCTTTTCAAAAGCGGATATTTTTCAAGTTTTTCTTCAATTGCTTCATTACTGTAATATATAACGCCCTTTGTAAGCCTAATATCTTTAAACTCAAGCGTATCTCCCAAATAAATATATTGCTTTTTGTCTTCCATTATTCCTCCTTCAAAATTTCAGGCTCGACAGGATAATCCCAAACTGTAAATGTGATTCTTGAAAATATAAAATCTCCAAATTCATCGCTATATAAATCACACTTAAATTCCTTATCTTCCCGTATTGCCCAACCTCTTTCGTCATAAACTTTAGTCAAAAGTTTACTTCTGATTTCTTCACCTTTATAAAGATTATCAATATAATCCTCATTTTTAGTACCAACTATTATTTCAAAAGTAACATCACAGTCATAACTATCCATTCCTTCTGTAACTTGCCTAGAACTCAAAGCTCTTAATGTCACACAAGGAAATAACGGCTTTTTCTGTCCTGTATTTTTGTCAATTTCACTGTATTTCCTAACTGGCAACGCTCCTCGAAATATCTGATAATCAGTATCTTTAAATTCTTCACACAAAAAGTCATACAAACTTTTTTCAATCACTTTAATACTCATAAATTACATTGATAAGAGCCTATTCAGCTCGTGTTCAAACCTTTCATTTAATTTTTGAGACATAAATTCATTGAGATCAGGTAACCACGTTGTAGGTCCTAACATTTGTGGAGCAGACGGTCCATATTTTCTTTTAATCGGCAATCGTCCACTTCCTTCTCTTTCAAATGCCCCCAAACGACCATCTTTATACGCTATAAACGTTTTATCATTAAGCATTATCCCATTACCATTCTTTACTGTAGCTGTTACCGATGTTCTGCCTGTTCTTGTACTCGGATTCAATTGGAAATGGTCTAATCCCAAATAACTTCCACTTGAATTAATTTCAGCCATTAGTTTGCCAGGATTAGCCCTTTTCATAGTCAACCCACTTAATAAATCCCCATATTTAACAGTATAAGTCTTAGTTGCATTCCTAACCATACGAGTTTTACTCATAGTTGAAACTCTATTCAAAGCACTCGCCAAAGCTCTTGGAGCTTCTTTCGGAAATTCAACAAACTTATTCTCTATATCGTTAAGAACGCTTTCATCAAATTGAATTGTAAACATCTAAATCAACTCCTAATAATCTGTGTATCTATACAAATCGAGTTCATACATGCCAAAGTTCTCTTTACAGTTTGCAACTATCCATTCTTTATTGTCAAAATCTATCCTCATATTTCCTTCAGGCTTATACTTCAAATATTTTTTGTCAATAAACACCGTAATCCCTTCCTTGTAAAATCCACTTTCTATTGTTAATTTCCCACTAATTTCCTTTTCTTGAAAACTGTCCTCATCTGTCACGCAAATAACATCAATACCATTCAAATTATGTGTTTCTCCAAACTCTTCTGGATTTAAAAATGTATTTTGTATATCGTTTTCTAAAATATCTTTAAAATTCATGTTTTTTACCTATTTTTTCTTATTTTTATCTGATTTAGATTCAGAATCTGACACTCCTGTTTCTTCAAGAATGTCATTTGTGTCTGTTTTTTTACTGTCTTTTTTCTCTATCAGTTCTCTATTGATACAATTTTCAATCACATCTTTTTCCAGTATTTGAACTTCTTCGCCGATATTTTGTATTTTTCCGTCATAAATAAACGATTCTTTAACTATATACACTGCCATCAACCATCACCTACTTAACTTTTAGAACTTTCAATGATTTTGTGTTCAAAGGAATTGTTACTGGTTTTGACATTGTACGAATTGTTATAGTATCATTTTCTTCCTTTGTGTGAGTTCTAGGGATTAAATCTCCTTCCAAAAGTCCATCATTAATTGTACTTACAGCTCCAAATTTTACTAAGTTGCCTTTCGGTGCAAATAAAGCTGTGTAATCTGGAATAATTGCTTTTGTCTTAGTTTGTTTTGTAGTTTTATCCACATAATCGTAATATTCCTGATATTCAAAAACATCAATTCCTAATCCAGTCAATGTACCGATATAACTTGCACCATTTACACCCTCAACTTCAGGTCTTATATCCCCAAAATAAGCATTTCTAAGATTCATCACATTTTGTACAGCTTTATTATTAATAAATAATTCCGCAGCCAACGGATCAAGAATTATTGCTTCCGGTCTAGTTCCACCAGCTTTATTAATTTCACTTAATATCGCTTTTATATCTTTAATTGGGTCAGAATTAGCGTTGTCCCAAGTTGAAGCAACAGTTGTATGATGTTCTGTAGAGGAATTATCAAAATATTTGATTGTGTCTGATATCCCTTCTCCGTCAATTGTTGTTTGTAATTTATATAATGTTTCGGCTGCCATCGCTTCCCAACGTCTTGCAATCTGTTCGCTTTGTTCTTGCAAAGTTTCAGCAATTTTTTTCTGCCTTTTTGTATCAGGATCACTTTGTGAAAACGGATTTTCTCCTGGCAATCTTTCAAAAGTCAACTCATCTGCATGAAACGTTTTTTTAGGAGCGATTGCATAAGGTTTGAATGTTCTTCCTGAAAATGTATCTTTTGGCATTTCCTCTCCATCAACATATCTATCAACAAATGGAGCCATCAATCTTCTACCATTTTTAAATTCAATAGTTACTGTTTCAGTATCCAAATTTTCCCTATTTGCAAAAAACGTATCAAATAAAAATGTTCTTGGTCTCGGCATTGCCTCTGTTACTAAAAATAACGTTCTTAAACTCAAATCTAAATTCATACTCATTGTTATTCCTTACCTCCTAATGTTCTTAAATAAATATTTCTATCGCTGCATAACTCAATTACTTTTTCTTTTGTCGCTGTACCGAAGTTTACTTTTTCAATATTAAATTCCCCTTCAGTATAAACAGTTGTTTTTGTTGCAGCTCCAGTTGCATCGGCAGCTCTTGTAACAATTCCAAATACTTTTCCAGTATCAGTTATTATTGCACCGTCTTTATCCACAATATCTCCTCTTTTCACAGTTTTTCCAACCTGTAAAATAAGCTCCGCTACAACTAGCTCTTTTTTGCCAACAATCAAATGATCTGACTCATTTGTATAATCATATTTCATATTTATTTACCACCTTTCTTAAAAAATGCTAAAATTTTATTTGCTGCTTTTTGCTCATCATTAACCCCATCATCATTACCTTTCGGCGTATTGTTAAGTGGTTTCCCTTCATCTTGTATCCTGTTAAGTTTATTTTGATTTTCCTGTTTCATTAAACTTACAATTTCCAGCGCTAAATCTCTAGCATTTTTAGGCTCTTCAAATTTAGCTTTATTAACTACTTCGTGGTTATACCCTAAATCTTCAATTTCCTGTATCCTTGTTCTTTCTTCTTTGATACCGATTTCTTTTCCTTCGTTTATAATTTCAGCATAAATATCAGGAAATTGATTTTTAATTTCTTCTCTTGTCATTTTTCCACTTCCTTTTCCATTATTTTTTATATTTTTATCAACATTAAAGTTTTTAAACTCCGCTATATTAAATACCATATTATTAGAAATAACCTTATTTTCCACAACTTGAATATCCGCATTTTCGATTATTTCATCAATAAACCCATATTCCAACGCTTCTTCAGCACTTAACCAGCTTTCATTATCCATAAGTTCTGATAATTTTTCTTTATCAATATTAACCTTTTGTAAATAGGTTTCCGTTATTGAATTTTTGTATTTCTCAAGCACATCTGCCTGTTTTCTCATCTCTTCCGAATCCCCCATTGCAATTGTTGAAGGATTGTGTATCATAAACAAAGCATTTTTAGGCATTCTAACTGTATCTCCAGCACATGTAATCAAAGTGGCTGCACTTGCTGCAATACCATCAATATTTACAGTTACTTTGGCTTTGTGTCTTCTCAAAGCATTATTAATCGCAATAGCAGTATCAACCACTCCTCCATTTGAATTAATATAGACATCAATATTTTCTACATCTAAGTCAGCCAAATATTCTGTTACTTCTTTAGCGCTTATTGTATCTCCCCAAAAACTTTCAGCTATATCTCCATAAAGCATTAATTCAGCACTTTTATCATCATTTTTGACTAAATTCCATATAGTTTTATTCCTCTGGTTCATTGTTTGGCGGTTCGGTATAGATTGCCCCATCCAAAATCACTCCTCTCTCACTCGTTATTTTTTGTTCTTTTGCCAATATTTTTATATTTTGTTCAAAATCTCCACCATTTAATTCAATAGTTTCACGACTTCTTGTGGATAATCCGGCATTTATTCTCAGAATTGCTGCATTAACTTCTTTTATAGGATCTAACTGTCCTTGTGATGTTCCGCTCCAAATTGCGTTACTGTAGGCTTTTCTAATTAAAATGTCATTTTCAAAATCTTTTATTTCTACTCTTCCAAGTAAAACAGCCTCTCTTAGCCACTCTTCATAAACAAGTTGACAAAAATTTTTAGCAAACCATTCACGTTTTTTTCTAAAAGTTTTCCACGCTTCCAATAAAGCTGCTCTACTTGCTGAATAGCTGCTTGTAAAGTGCATTATCATAAGTTCGTAAGGAATACCCAAGCTACTTCCAATTTGTCGTATTATAGCTGTCATAAATGGTTCAAATTGTGCATTAGGTCTTGCCGGATTTACAGATGTTGCTTTTTCCCCCTTATTAAGAGTTACTATTGCACCACTTGATAGTTCCAATGTTCCAGATTCTTCATTTGCTATGGAATCTTCTTGTCCGACATTAGACAAGTCCCCTGGATTAGTTTGAGGTATATCAGTTGATTCAATAAAAATCGTAAACATGCTGCTGATAATCGCACTCGTTAATTCTGCATTTGTATATCTATCAAGTTGTTTCAGACTTTCCATTACAGGAGCTAATATTGGCACGCCTCTTACTTGCCCTGGACGTTCCGAAGTTGTCAAATGGATTATATTTAATTGGCTTTCACTTCCATACATTTTTATATATTTATGTTGATTCATACCCCTAATTTCATCGTTTGGATTATGTTCCTGAATATAGTAACCATCAATACGTCCATTTTTATCAAATTGTACTCCCTGAACAATAGAAGTGTTACTCATTTTATTGCTTGGAGTATTTACCCTGTCAGGCTCAATTATGGATAATTTCAAGCTATACGGATTTTCTGGAGTTTCAAAATAATTCAAATGAATAAAACATTCTCCATTTAACAACGTTGTCAAAAAAACTAGATCTTGAATTTCATAAAAGTTAAGTAAACCTGTTTGATCTATTTTAGAATTGCTCCACAAATTAAATTCTTTTTCAATTTTTGTTTCTAACACTTCTATTTCATTTTCAGATAAATCTATAATATCTGAATCAATACTTG